ATTAAATGATTTAGAAGATCAGATGGTACAGTGGGAACCTTTAGGGTCGATAGGCTCACCAGACCGTCTTGATGCTTTAGTTTGGGCTTTAACCGACCTCTCACTTAACGGATACGCAAAACCACAATTAAAATTAGCGTACTCCAGTGCCAAGGGTTTAATGTAATAAGATGGCAAAGAAACTTTCAGAGACAGAAGCAACCCAGATACTAGGGATTGCTGGAGATAATACACAAAACGGTCAAATCCGTGCTGACGAGTTTCTGCCTGAACTGCGTGGCAAACGTGCTATCCGTAAGTATCGTGAGATGCGTGACAACGACAGTACTATTGGTGCTGTTATGTATGCGACAGAGCAAGTACTACGTGACGTAGACATTAAGGTTATGCCAGCCAATGATACACCTGCAGCTAAACGTGAAGCTGAATTTGTGGAAAGTATCTTTGATGACATGGATCATACCTTAGATGACCATATCTCTGAGGCTTTGTCGTCCCTGACATTTGGCTTTGCTTGGTTTGAGGTTGTATATAAAAGACGTAATGGCCCAAACAACCGTTCTGACAAGTCACGGTCTAAGTTTACTGATGGACGCATTGGTGTCCGTAAGATTGCATCTCGTGCGCCTTGGACTATTTCTAAGTTTGACGTAGACCAGAAGACAGGTGATGTCTTAGGTGTACACCAAGAAGGTGCAGGGTTTAACAATACTAGCTTCATTCCTACTCGTAAGTCTTTATATTATCGCACTACAGCTATTAACAACGATCCTTCTGGTCGTTCTATACTTCGTAATGCGTACACTTCTTACGAATACCTTAACAATCTACAGAGCATCGAAGCTATCGCAGTTGAACGTGAACTTGCAGGTATTCCTGTGGCTCGTATTCCTGCTGAGTACCTCAGTACTGATGCTACTTCCGCACAAGCTGGGTTTGTCGGAAACCTGCAGCAAATACTCAGAGATGTTAAGTTTAACGAGCAGGGATATATTATCCTGCCCTCAGACACCTACCCCGATAAAGACGGAAGTCCTACCTCCAATCGGCTCGTAGATGTTGAGCTTATGGCCTCTAATGGTAAACGTAACATTGAGATTGACCCTATTGTAAAGCGGTATCAGCATGACATTGCTCGTTCCGTACTTTCAGAGTTTCTTATGCTTGGTGGTGGCAACACTGGTTCGTATGCACTATCCAAGTCTAAGACAGACCTGTTCCTCCGTGCCTTAGAAAGTTACATCCAAGCTATCGTCGATGTCTTAAATAAACAGCTTGTCGAGAGACTTTGGGAGTTGAACGGTCTGAACTATGATCTAATGCCAACAGTAGTTGCTGGTGATGTTGCTCCACACGACTTACGTGAGATCGCAGCATTCCTACGCAACCTAAATGGTGCTAATATTGATGTGTCGTCCCACCCAGAGGTTATCCAAGACCTTATGGATATTGCTGAACTACGGTATGATCAAGAGGTAAAGGAAGAAGAAGATGGCAACCTTAGCTAATGCCGTATTTGATGACGGACTAAACACACTAACAACTAATGGTACACGTATTGACATCTGCTCTACAGAGCCTACGACTTATACCGAAGCTACATCCACCTATACACTAGGCAATGCAACATCTAGTGTTGGTTCACCTGCTGACCGTGTAGAAGGTGGTCGTGAAGTTACTGTCGCTTCAGTGTCAGGTGCTAGTGTAACTGGTACAGGAACAGCAGCTTTCTATGCAATCACTAATGGGAGTGATACTTTGTATGTAACTGGTGACTTGCAGACATCACAATCTGTAACATCAGGTAACACGTTTTCTTTGGGGTCATTTACTATCGGTATTCCTGATCCAGTGTAAGGTGTCATAATAATGTTTTAAGAGGTTGGTATGACAGCTTTACAACCAGTAAGTATTGTTACTGACCCTATATTAGTTAGTTCTTACGAAGACTACCCCCTAGTTGATAATAGTAATGTTTATGATTGGTATGATTACTTTGAAGAAGAGTTAATCATAAACAACCCAAGATACCCGCAACACAGAACAGATACTATTGTTGACTGGTATACTTACTTTGAAGAACCCTTTGAAGACTTCATACCACCCGATACTTCACTAACACAAGCTCACATACTTACCTTTACAGGTGTTCAGTCTAGTGATGCAGATGTTGATAGTGCAAGTCTACTACAAGATTACACATTCACCTGTTATAGTATAACAACTGGTGAGATACTCTTTAGCACTACAGCACTAACACAACAACACAGTGTTTCTGCAACTGGTATAACTACCCAAGCTCCTGCTGTACAAGACAGTACATTAGGTCAAGACCACAGTCTTTCCACTACAGGGTTTGCAACAGGACAACCAGATGTACCTGTAGCTCCTGTAACAGAAAACGAAGGGTTCACTACTGCTAATGTAGTTACAGGTACACCAGAGGTTAATCCTGCAGCCCTTACTGAACAGGGTATCTTACAGCCTAATAGTATACTAACGCCATTCCCCGACATAGGCGAACCTGATGACCCTAACAAGGTTGTACAACAAGAAATTAAGGAAATAGAACAGATGTTCGGTGGATGGCCTAGAAGAGCATACGAAGTCCCTGACGGACGACTGGTACAAGGCGAAAGGGAAATCGAAGCAACCTTCGGGGATAGAGTTTCGGTTGACCGTAAAGCTAAGTCTCTAATCAAGTTTGGTAAGTCTGCTGATCTAGTAGCTGATACACTAGAGACCGTATGGACTGTCGGTGGTCACGAGACATACGTTACCGATAACACTATTGAGTATGTCTCTAGTTCCTCTGCAGCCGACACACAAACTATCAAAATAGAGTGTCATACAGTCTCAGGTACAGGTGCTGATACTAAGTTTACCTTCCTCGTACAAGAGGTAACACTAGATGGTCAGAACCCAGTAGCTCTAGACACTCCTGTAGCTCGTGTATCTCATGCATATAACACAAGTGGAACAGAACTTGTTGGTCGTGTAACAGTATACGAAAATACAACAGTGGTTGGTGGTGTACCATCAGACGAAACTAAGATACATATTGACATTCCACAAGGTCTTCAAGGCTCACTCAAGGGTGCTACAACATTCTCAGATAGTGATTACTATATTCTCACTGGGGGCTTTGGCTCTGTAAGTAAGAAGCAAGAGGCTGCAGTAGACTTTTATTTAGAAGTTCGTACAGCAGGTGGTGTGTTTATTCAACGGGCTGCAATTAGTGCAACTACTGGTGGCCCTTGGGACATCGACTTAGACCCTGCAGTTATCATCCCGAAAAATGCAGATGTTCGTATCACAGCAGAATCAGGTACAAATAATGCACATGTATTCGGAGTATTCAAAGGTTATCTCGCAAAGGTTCTTAACTAATGCCTAAAACAGCCCTCAAAAATAAGATGGAAGCCCACAACAAGAAGTCTAAGCATAAGGTAACTATGCGTATGCTAGAGGCTGTCTATGATCGTGGTGTTGGCGCATACCGTACAAACCCTGCAAGTGTGCGTCCTAACGTGAAGTCACCTGAACAGTGGGCTATGGCTCGTGTCAACAGTTTCCTGCGTATCGTAAGTGGCTCTAAGTCAGCTAACCATGATAAAGACCTGCTACCTTCGTCGCACCCATCGTCATCCAAGAAGAAGATGCTAAAGGCACAATATGCTAACGATGTCTTCACGACAGAGATGGAAGCACGTAGCCGTTCTATGGACATGGGTTGTGGTGGAGCTATCCACGTACACGAGGTCGAAGGACAGGCCGTTTATATGCCCTGTGGAAGCCACCAAGAGTACCTAGACTACTACCGTACCGAAGATGAGCAAGAAGACGCCTCAGTGGATCGCTTAGAGGCTCTCAGGGTAATCGTACAGGAAGTAATGAAAGAAGAATTTGCCAAGGCTGAATACCAAGGCGAAAAAGTAACTTTAAACAAGCCACGCAGATTGTCAGGTGGCAACAAAAAGTTTGAAGTCTTTGTGCAAGATGGCGACAAAGTAAAACGAGTTACCTTTGGTGATCCTAATATGGAAATCCGTAGGGATGACCCTAAAGCAAGAGCTAACTTCCGTAGTCGTCATTCGTGTGATACCAAGAAAGACAAGACGACAGCAGGTTACTGGTCTTGTCGTATGTGGGAAGGAGGCACTAGCGTGTCTGAACTAACAAAATCAGTCGAGGGTCAAATCCTCAAAGCTGACGAAGAACAACGCATGGTCTATGGCTGGGCATCAGTAGTAACCGAAAAGGGTGAACCTGTAGTTGACCGCCAAGGAGATGTGATAGAACCTGAAACACTTGTTAAAGCTGTAAATGGCTTTATGGAACATGTGCGTGTAGGTAAAGAAATGCATAAAGGGGATCAGATTGGAGCAGTAATCCATTCTATGCCAGTCACTAAAGAGATTGGTGAGTCCCTTGGCATACAGAGTGACCGTGAAGGTTGGATCGTAGCGTTTAAAGTATATAACGATGACGTTTGGGCCAAGGTCAAATCTGGTGAATTAGCGGCCTTCTCTATTGGGGGTCGTGCAATCAAGGAGGACTATAGTGCCTAATTTATTGAAACAGCTTGAACTGGATGAATTGTCCCTTGTGGATCGTCCTGCCAATGCACAGGCAATGGTCTCCTTGTTCAAGCGTGATGATTCCAATGGAGATAACATGGAACAAGAAGTAGACAAAATGTCAGATGACCTAAAAGCAAAACTAAAGCCATACATGGATAAAGGTATGTCGGAAGAAGATGCTATGAAGGCTTATGAAATGGACATGAAGAAATCTGAAGCAGCAGAGATTGACGAACTTGATATTGTCAAAGCTGAGAATGATGCTCTTAAAATTCAGAACGAAGACCTTCGTAAAGCTCTTATCGACAATGGCTTTGTAATCAAAGCTGACACAATCGAAAAGAAAGTTGAACCAGAATACATTGAGTATGAAGGTGAGCAAATCAACAAAGCTGATGTACCTGCTGTAATTCTAAAAGCCTTAGAAGAAGCAGAGTTTGCAAAAGCTGATGCTGAACTAACAAAACGTGCAACAGAAGCACTACCACACTTTGCAACAGACGTTGCTAAATCTCTAGTCGCAGAGTTTGGTGAAGTAGAATCTGTCATGGAATCACTGAAAGCTGCAGACGCAACTTTTGCTGAGACTATGGAAGAAGTTGGTAAATCAGACGCAGATGGCGAGTTTGCTACTGCTACTGATAAACTAGAGACCCTTGTTAAGTCTTACATGGACGACAACAAAATGAAGAAGAGTGACTACGCAAAAGCATACGCTGCCGTAGCTAAAACCGACGAAGGTAAAGCTCTTATTAACAAAAGCTATAAAGGGGAATAATTATGGCTGTAATGCAAAGCCGTGACACACGGACATTCATTGCTGGCGAAGACCTATCGTCGGCGCAATTCAAATTCGTAACACTAGAATCAGATGGTCAAGTTGACCTAGCTGACGCTGCAGGTGAGAACTGCATCGGTGTTTTGATTAACGACCCAGCGGCTGCAGAAGCAGCGACTGTTGTTATGTCTGGTAAAGTAATGGTAACTGCTGGCGGTACAATCGCTGCAGGTGCTGCTGTTGCTACAGACGCATCAGGTGACGCTGTAACTGCCGCTTCCACTAATATTATTATGGGTTACGCAACTGAGGCAGGTGTTGATGGTCAAATCATCGCTATCGAACTCATCCAAGGCGGCAACGCTGCGGCGTAATCAGCAATAGGAAGGATATAGAAAATGCCATTGCTAACACCAAATTCGGTACATATTGATCAGCCGTTGACAAACCTGACCATTGCTTATGTACAAGACCAAACAAACTTCATCGCTGACAAGGTTTTCCCTGTTATCGGTGTAGACAAACAGTCAGACAAATACTACATCTATGACCGTGACAACATGAACCGTACAGGTGATGTTAAGGCTCTTGCTCCACGCACAGAAGTCAACCGCATCGGTATGTCATTGTCAACAGATAGCTTCTATGCAGACGTATACGGTCTAGGTATGGACTTCGATCAGCAAACACTTGCTAACGAAGATGCTGCTCTAGACATCCGTGCTGCTGGCGCACAAACTCTGACAAACCGCCTATTGATCCACCGTGAAGAGCAGTTTGCAACAAACTTCTTCGCAGCTTCAATCTGGGGTTCAGAATCAACACCATCAAACTTGTGGTCAGACTACACAAATGGTACACCAATCGCAGACGTAACAACTGCTCGTCGTACTATGCAGCTTAAGTCTGGTGGCTTCAAGCCAAACACAATGGTTGTCGGTAAAGAGGTGCGTGACATCTTGATTAACCACCCAGACATCCTAGCACGTTTGAACGGTGGTGCAACTGTATCAAACACTGCATTGATCACCAACGCTAAGTTGGCTGAAATCTTTGAAGTAGAAAACTTCTACGTCATGGAAGCAGTGAAAAACACATCTGTAGAAGGTGTTGCAGAAAGCAATGCGTTCATCGGTGGTAAACATGCTCTATTGGTACACGGCCCAGCGGCAGGTGGACTAATGACACCAATGGCTGGTGCAACATTTGCATGGAACAACCTATCAGGTGTCAACAACTTGGGCGTAACTGTAGAGTCATTCTCTGACGATGCACTTAAGCGTCAACAAGTTGCAGAACACATCCAAGTTAAAATGTCATACGACATGAAAGTCACTGGCGCAGACTTGGGTTACTTCTTTGACACAGTTGTTGCGTAAGATAAAACTCTGGTGGGGGCGTAAGTCCCCATCAAACCCGACTATAAATAACGAGGAAGATGATATGGCCCGAAGACCAATGCCCTTCCAGTTTGACCGTCCTGTATTTGTCCGTATTCCCTTTGATGGGCATAAGAGACACTTTGAAGCAGGTGACGAGTTCAAGTGGAAAGAGTTAGGTGTAGACGAAATTCGTGTAGAGATACTCTATAACAAAGGTTGGTTGCACCACAACTCTGAGATGGAAGTAAAGACAAAAGTCGGTGATGGACTAGAAGAGCTAGATGTTGCAGGACTACATGATGTTGTAGACGCAATCAATGCCAAAGTTAAAGCTAAGTCCCAATCACAAGCAGACTTTGATAAGAAAAAATGTAAGAAGTCCAAGATTGCTGATAAACAACGTGGGCTTATTCGTAGTTGGCGTAGAACTTACGGACACTTGGAGAACTAATCATGGCTTGGAGCTACGACGAAACTGATCTTGGAACTACGACTGCATCTGGTCGTTTAAATTCTGTACGTCTGCTTCTTGGAGACACAGATACAAATGATCAACAAGTGCAGAACGAAGAGATTACTTTCGGTCTAGCCCAAACTAATAATAACGTATACTTTGCCGCTGCATGGTGTGCAAGAGTTGTCGCTGCTAAGTATTCACGACAAGTAAATACAAGCCTAGATGGTGCATTAAGTGCAGACTACACAGACTTAGCCAAGCAGTATGCAAACCTAGCAGAGACCCTAGAGTATCAAGGTAAGAAAGCTGGTGCTGTAGTAGGTATCAAAGCGGGTGGCATCAGTAAAGCTAGGATTGATACGGTACGTGCAAACACAGATCGTGTTACACCTTCATTCCGTCGAGACCGTTTCCGTAACCCACCTAGCTACAGTGGTGATGAGTACGGCTCAGATTACGATTAAGGAGAATTACAATGGCTACTTTCAGAGCTTACGATCTCCTTAAGTTGGTTCAGGATCATGGACAAGAGCTAACACTACGAAAAAAGACAACTGCAGGAACTTATGATCCTGCTACAGGTTCAGTCTCAGGTTCAGCGACAACAGATTATGTAGTGGAAGGTTACTTCTTTAATTTTTCCACTGGACTACCTATCGGTGATGAAATCAGACGAGGTTCACGCCGTTGCGTAATTCCTGCGCTGGGCTTGGCAGTAGAACCAGATGATGAAGACCAAATCATAGGCCAAGGTGATACAGTTTCTGTCGTTAGGGTAAATACAATCTTCTCTAATGGTGTTAAGATTTGTTATATCTGTGAGGTCTCAGAATAATGTCCGTTCAAGCCACAATGAGTAGGCTTAAAGGTCGTCTGAATGACTTAGCTGAAGAAAAAATAGAAGAACGCCTAGAAGACCTAGCAGATTATGCTACACGTATATCTCCTGTAGACACTGGTGCATATGTAACTTCCTTCTCTATCAAACGTGCAGGTGCAGGTGGTGGTCGTTCTCGTAGTTCTGAGAATAAACCAAGAAACCAAAACCCTGAGACAAAGAAACAAGAGGCTTACGGTCAACTGTTGACTGACATTCAAGCCTTAAACATCTCAGATATGATAGAGAATGGGAACGTAAGAATAACTTTAAGAAACCGTTCACCACATGCAAGAGATGTAGAGGATGGTGCTAACTGGCGTTCAAGTGGTTATCACGTATTCGCAAGAATTAGGAGAAAGTTTGGATGAGCATTTACAATAATATTCGTGCTGCTCTAGAAAGCCATCTTTCCACTACAGCCGACCTACCCGACATTGCCTATGAGAATGTCTCTTTTGATCCTACAACAGGGTCTAGCTTTCTTAAGGTAGCCTTTGTGCCAGTCTCCCGAAGACCTGCTGTACGAGGCTCAAATCCACAGCAACGGTACGATGGTGTTTTTCGTGTATTCTGTTATACACCAGAAGGTAACGGCCCTGCTGCTGCTGATGACCTAGCTAACAAGGTAATGGATGCCTTTGATGCTACAACAGACATCTCTTTTACACCAGCAGGTGGAGATGAAATCATAGTTTCTGTAGACTATGCAGAACGAGATAGTGGGTTTGTAGATACACCGTGGTATTACGCAACAGTGAATATCGGTTGGTATATCTTCGCCCAATAAAGGAATTGCTTATGTATACAGCAAAACAAAACTTTGCCTGTCAAGGTAAATCATACAAAGAGGGAGATAAAATCCCTGCTAAAATCGCCAAAGGACTACCTGAACACTTGGTAGAATCTCCAAAGGCTAAATCAACAACTATTCAAGAAATCTCTGAAGGAGAATAACTATGGCTTTTGCACAGGGTAGCCGTTCCAGTCTCGCTTATATTGCTGAGACAGCATTTGGAACAACACCAGCCTCACCAACATTCGCTTACTTGCCATTCAATACACACTCTATTGACCTATCAAAAGACCGTGTTGAAGGTAACGAAATTCAATCAGACCGTATGACTCGTGTTGACCGTCATGGTAACAAACAAGCTGGCGGTTCAGTAGAAGTAGACCTTCGTAAGGCAGACTTTGACGAGTTTATCGAAAGTGCTTTCTTTAGCTCTTTCTCAACAGACGTTATTAAAGTTGGTACAACACCAAAGTACTTCACAATCGAAGACGCTGCTGAAGACATCTCACAGTTCCGTAAATTCACTGGTATGGCTGTATCTGGTATGTCAGTTTCCATCGCACCTAACCAAATGGTTTCAACAACCTTTGATATGGTCGGTAAAGACATGACACAAGCTGCAACAACAGCTTCTACAGGTGGAACACCAACTGCTGCTTCATCTAACCAACCATTCGACAGCTACTCAGGTACTATTTCTGATGGTGGGTCGGCTGTTTCTATCGTGACTTCGATTGACTTCTCAATCCAGAACTCTTTAGCACCTACATTCGTTGTTGGTTCTGATGCGGCTCAGTCACTAGAGTATGGTCGTGCGGTTGTTGAAGGTACAATGACTGTCTATTACGAAGACGCAACATTGATCAACAAATTCTTGAACGAGACTGAAAGCACAATCGAAGTATCTGTGGACGATCCTACAGCTGCTAACAGCTACACATTCTTGTTCCCACGAGTTAAGTACAACGGTGCATCTGTTCCAGTACAGAACCCACAGTCACGCTTGATCACAATGCCTTTCGTTGGTCTATATGACGCAACAGAAGGTACAAACATCAAACTGACACGTACATCGTAATCCTCTAGCTAGAGGTGGGGGAGCATCGGTGTCGGGTCTGGTGTTCCCCCAACAATAACCATCCCGACAAACCCGAATCATCACAAAGGAGACCCGATTATGGACTTGATGAACATTGGTACTACCAAAGAAACCACAGACGTTACTTTGTATAACCCAGTAAACTCTGAACTATTGACTAACGAAGATGGCTCAGAGATGACAATTACAATTTGTGGCCCATACTCAAAGAAATATAAGGCCATTTCTCACGCACAACAGAACCGTCGATTGATGAAAGCTCAACGTACTGGTGGTAAGCTAAACCTTACTGCAGAAGAGATTGAAGCATCAGCATTAGACCTCTTGGTTAAGTGTGTAGAGTCTTGGAACATCACAGTAGGTGGTGAACAGCCTGAATGCAAAGAAGCTAAAGTGCGTGAACTATTTGAACAATTACCTTGGGTACGTGAACAAATAGATGCTGCTTTAGGTGATGCACAGGCTTTTTTGGACAAGTAAGGGCAGAACTAGAAGAGTTTGCTGAACACTCTTTTAGGATGGGTCGGAAAGTTAAGGGTAAGTCAACCGAAGCTGACCACCTAGCCCAAGCAGCAAAACAAATGGGGAAGAGTTTAGACGAGGTAGAACAGTTTAACTCTGATGCACTCTTCCCTGATGTTGCTGCACATATCTGGTCGTCATTCCTAGAACTACATGAAGGTAGAACGTATGGAATGTCAGGGCCAAATCCTATATCCTACGACATAATTAAGGCTTGGTGTGACCTTACGAGTATCACACTTTCACCGTGGGAAATAGAAACTATAAAGTCCCTTGATAACTTGTGGATCAAAACTATAGGCGAAGAGAATGGCTGACCTTATGCAAATTGGTATTGATGTAAGAACTAACATCAAACAAGCTACTGCCGATCTTGATAAGATGGGTGGTTCTGTTGTTAATAACATCAACACCATCAATCGCCTTGAATCTGAGGTTAAACAGCTTAATAGGGAACTAACTCGTGGTCGTGTATCTGAGGCAGCTTATGCCAAAGGTATGCAACAGATTAACAACGAGCTTGGTATATTTCAGCAACGTGCAGCAAAGGCTGCAGACGTAGAACGTAAGTTTGGTCAGGCCGCTGCTGGTGGTGGTAAATCCCTTAACCGCTTTAACATGACCTTGCAACAAGGTGGTTATCAGTTACAAGACTTTATAGTTCAAATACAGTCAGGCACAAGTTTCTTTACTGCGTTCTCACAACAGGGTTCACAGTTTGCTAGTATCTTTGGCCCTAAAGGTGCAGTTATTGGTGCTGTTATAGCTATTGGTTCTGCTATAGCTGCTATTGCTGTGGGTTCTTTAACAGCTAAAGACGCACTAAAAGAACTACAAGACCAAGTTGACTCAATAAAAGACTCATTCAAGAATTATGCAGATGCTGCTAGTATGGCAGCTATGTCTAATGATGAGATTGCAGAAAAGTTTGGTGTAGCCAACGACCGCATAAGATCAACTCTACAGCTACTTGAAGACTTAGAAAGAAAAGTCGCACAACAAAACCTATCTGAACTTATGTCAGAAATGGCAGATATGTTCTCTGTCGGTGGTGCTGGATATAAAGGTGCTGCAGTAGGTAAATTTTTTGATATTAACGCCTTTTTCTCTATTAAAGCAGAAACACGCAAGAATAACCGTGCAGCAATTTCTGAGTTTCAACAAGCACAAAGAGAAATAGCAGAAGCTCAAACAGATACAGAACGAGCCGAAGGTTTAAGCAGACTACTAAATGCTACTCAAAAATTAGCAGAGTTATCAGACGGTATTAACGAAAAAGAAAAAGAGTTTATACAAAACATTGCACAAGCCCTTTTAGTGCAAGAACAACTAGTAAACGCAAAAACTTCTCAAGCTCAAATTGATGAAAAGAATAGCAAGGAACAACAGGAACGTATAGCAAGGTCATACCAAACTGCTGGTAAACTTATGCAAGAGGCAGCAGATGCGGAAAGAGAAGGTATAAAGAGAAACTATCAATTTGCTGGTAAACTTATGCAAGAAGCTGCTAATGAGCAAGCGAAGATTGATGGTGATGCACAAAGTCGAATTGAAGCAAACTATAGGTATGCTGGACAGCTAATGAGTCAAGCTGCTCAAGAAGAGCAAGATGCGCAAAATCAGCTTTACACAAACGCTTTGGTTGCAATAGGCAACAGAGGTGCGCAAGAACATGACCTAAATGAGCAACGTCAAAAGTTAGCTGATGAAACTCATGCGCATATGATGGCCCTACAAAATGCTTTCTATGATGATGCTAAGAGACAAGCTACTGAGGTAGCTAGTGCCACTTACTTAGCTAACTATAATGCAGTCCTTGCTTATCAGCAATATGCTGAAACACGTATGGCTGGTGATAAACCAAATGAACCCAAACGTGAGAAAGTCCTTAAGAACATCCAAGACACAGTTGATGCTCTTCGTGAACAAACAAAACACGAGACTAAGCTCTTAGGTCTTACAGGTGAACGCCTTAAAGAAGAAGAGATTTACTACGATCTAGTCCTAAAGAACAAAGATGCAGACATCAAACTGTCTGACAAAAAGCTACGTGCTATAGCTAAAGAAATAGCTGCACAACAAGAAGCTAATGAAATGTACGAAGAGGCTATCCAGTTTGTCGATGGTATCTCTGATGCGTTCTCTGATTTCGTCGCTACTGGCCTAAGAGACTTTAAGTCCTTTGTAAGCTCTATCAAGGATATGTTCGTAAGGCTATTAGCTGATATGGCTGCTGCTGCAGTACGTAACCGTATCCTAATACCTATTACCACTGGGTTTATGGCTAGTGCTGGAAATGCTGCTGCAGGTACAGCTATGGGTAGTTTTGGATCAGGTACACTCGCCTCTACCCTAGCAACTGGAGCAAAGGCTTTTGGTACTGGCTTTGGTTCAGTCTTTGGTGCAAATGGTATTGGTCTTGGTGGTTCGTTCCAAGCGCTAGGTAGCTTAGGTTCTAGCATTGGTTCAGGGACATTTATGCAAACTTTAGGTGCCGCCGCCCCAGCTTTACTTGCTGTAGCTGCTGTCGTCGGACTGTTGACCAAGAAAACTAAGCTACTCGACAGTGGACTAAGAGCTACTGTTGAGGGCTTTGACGTAGCTATTGAGACTTTCCAGCTTACACAAAGTAGTCGCTTGTTTGGTCTATTGAAGGGTAAGAAGAAACTTGGCTTTGCTGATGCCCCTGCAGAATTAGCTGACCCATTGATAGAAGCTATCGGTGATATGCAACAGAGCATTGTTGATGCTGCTGGTACTCTAGGTATTGGTGCAGATGCATTTGATGACTTTAGCTATCAGTTTAAGCTATCACTAAAAGGTCTAACAGAAGAAGAGCAGCTACAGAAGATCAACGAAGAAATCACTAAGATGGGTGATAGCTTTGCTTCTTTGTCAGGTCACTTTGAGACTATGAACGAGCTTCTAGCTGCTGCTACTCAACGGTATGACCTAGAGACAAGGGTTCTACAGTTACTTGGTAATGAGACTGAACTGTTGATCCGTCAACGTGAAAGAGAACGTGCAGCTACACATGAGCTAAACCGTGGTATGCTTGATCAAGTGTATGCACTAGAGGATGCTTACTCTGCTGTAAACTCTGCCTTTGCTACAGTACAACGGTCTATAGAAGCACGTAAGAATGCTATCACTAATTCCTTCAACGAGATTATGGAAACTATCCAAGGTCGTGTTGAGGCTGCTCAAGCTGCTGTAGGTGTAAGTGGTGGTATCTTAAGTTCCCTTGAGGGTGCTTCTGGTACATCTGGTATGACCAGAGGTGCAGGACTAGCCTACCTACGTAGCCTACGTGGTGCTTCTCGTATCTCTGACCAGAAGAAACTAGATGATGCTCTACAAGCTATTGCTGAACCATCAGAAGGTCTATACACTAACTTTGTCGATTACCAAAGAGACTTTGCAGACCAAAGAAATCTTATTCGTGAGCTAGAAGAGAAAGCTGGTCATCAGTTAAGCACTGACGAACAAACTCTACTAGAAATACAGAATGAGGCAGACGCTGCACAAGCTCGTTATCAGGGTCAGATTGATAAGCTAGATGAACAACTAGCACAAGCACAAGAGCAACTTAATGCTCTATACGGTATCAATACCTCTGTTAAAGATGTAGACCAAGCTATAAGAGACTTAAGCTCTGCTGTTTTGGCTGCATTAGATGCTCAAGCTGCTGCTAAAGCTGCTCTAGCTGGTAGGGGTGCAGGAGCAGGTGTACAACAGGCTAATGCTGCAGGACAACAAATCCTAAATCAACTAGGTCAGTCAGGTATTGCTGAACGTAAGAGTGACGGTGCTAAGTTCCAGAAAGTAAACATTCGTGGTTCTGCACAGCTACTACAAGTTGCAGCAGACTTAGGTGTTAAAACATCAGGTAGAACAGGCGCAGAAATCCAGCAAGCTATCTCTAATGCAGGTAACTTGGGTGTTAATATGGATAACGCCACAAGAGCCTTACAGTTTGCTATGGGTGGTAACTTTGGTGGTGGTCTACGTATGGTTGGTGAACGAGGCCCAGAACTTGAAGCTACAGGCCCATCACGTATCTTTAGCACTAAACAGACTGCAGAGTTGTTCCGTAACCCAGAGCTTGTTGCAGAGGTTCGTAGCTTACGTGAAGAGGTTGCAGGTCTACGGTCTGAAAGCAGACAACTACAAGCAAGTAATTCTAAGTATGTCAAGCGGAACTACGATATTAACCGCAAGTGGGATACTGAAGGTCTTCCAGCTACAAGGACTTAATAGATGCAGATTATTAAACCTGTAACAGTTACCAACAGTATTCTCACTAGCTCTAATGTTACCGAAGATGACTACGCTGAATGGGCCTCTGGTACTACCTATGCTGATGGTGATAACGTCATTGTTATTGGTACGACACACAAAGTCTATGAAAGCCTTGTCGGTGGTAACGTAGGTAATGATCCTACGACTGATGATGGCACTAACTGGTTGGAGATTAGTGCTACCAATCGTTGGAAAGCATTTGACCAGAAGATTAGTGAACCTGTAACAAACTTAAACAGTATCCAATACGTCTTAAGTGACCCTAGTTCTAACATCACCTCTGTCGCCTTATTTGGTTTAAAGGGTGTTACAGCTAACGTAACTGTGGCTGATGGTGCTACAGAGGTCTACAACCAAGACATATCCCTGACTGACAACAGAAACATTGTTGACTGGTACACATATTTCTTCGAGGAACAAGTACAGAAAGAACAAGCTCAGTGGTTAGACATACCACCATACTTAGGTTCTAGTGTTACGGTTACAGTGACAGCGGCTTCAGGTGAAACTGCAGAACTAGGTCAACTTGTCTTAGGGTTCTTAAGTGATCTTGGTACTACAACTTACGGTACATCAATCAGTATCGAAGACTTCTCACGTAAAGAGACTGATGACTTCGGTAACTTTATTGTTGTCGAAAGAGCATTTGCTCAGTTGGCTGACTTTGATGTACAGTTTGAAACTCAAAACGCAAGAAAAATACAACGGACGTTGGCTGGATTTAGGGCCACACCAATCGTCTATATCGGCTCAGAAGATACATCCTATGGTACAACCATTTATGGTTTCTATCGTAGGTTTGACTTAACGCTAGAAGGCCCATCGTTATCATTCGGAGCTATAGAAGTAGAAGGATTGACATAATATGGCATACCCACCCATTACCACACTACCATCCCCACCCAGTAGACAAGACCCCACGAACTTTGCTGATGAAGCTGATGCATTCTTGGGTGCATTACCTGACTTTGGTGATGAAGCTAATGCCCTTGGTAGTTATCTAGATGGTGTAGCTTCAGATGTAGACACAGACGCTACTGCTGCTGCCACATCAGCTACAAACGCTGCTACAAGCGCAACTAATGCAGCTAACAGTGCTACTGCTGCTGCTAACTCTGCTGCCTCTGCTGGGGCTGTTCTGTGGGTCTCAGGTACATCCTACTCTACAGGTTATGTCGTCTACTCACCGATTAACTTCCAGAACTACCGTGCTATTCAATCTACATCAGGGACAACAGACCCTTCACTAGATGAAACTAACTGGGTACAACTGGGTGGATCAGGTGGTGGTCTTACTGAACAGACTGCTACTACAACAGCTACTACACAAACTGCTATTGCTACTTATGTCGCTGCTGATTACACAGCTATGGAACTTACCATTGTAGCTGATGATAGCACAGACCGTACAATCACTAAACTTCTTGTCGTTCACAATGGTACTACAGCTTCTGCTACACAGTATGGTGAAGTAAACACTAATGCAGCACTAGCGACATATGATGTGGACATCTCTGGTGGTAATGTTCGTCTGTTGGCTACTCCAGCTTCAGCTACAAGCACAGACTTTACGACTAAAGAGAACCTGTTTGAACCTCTAGCTTAATGATAACGACATAGGGAAAGTGAACTATGGCAAACAATAAAGACTTTAAAGTAAAGAACGGTATCCAGCCAACGGTATATCACGAGGGCTTGGGTACTGTTGTGTCTGGGAGTGTAGGGTATAGCCTTTCTGCTGCTAGTTATGATAGTGTTAGTTTTAGTGTAACTAGTCAGGAGACAAGCCCTACTGGATTGTTCTTTAAATCGGATGGCCTTAAAGTTTATATAGTGGGGTTAGACTTTGCCACAGTGTTTCAATACAGTTTAAGTACTGCTTGGGATACTTCTACAGCTAGTTACGACAGTGTTAGTTTCTCCGTATCATCTCAAGATACTATACCAACTGGCCTCTCTTTTAAATCCGATGGCACTAAAATGTATGTTGTCGGAAACTTAGGCGTTGACATAAATGAGTATAACTTAAGCACTGCATGGGATATTTCTACAGCATCTTACTCGCAAAACTTTAGTGTGTCTTCTCAGGAAACAGCTCCATATGATGTTACCTTTAAGACAGATGGCACTAAAATGTACATTTGTGGTCTTGCTGGGGATGAAATCAATGAGTATAACTTAAGTACTGCATGGGATATTTCTACTGCTTCAGCTAGTCAGGTGTTTAGTGTATCTGCACAAGAGGGAAACCCTCGAAGTTTATTTTTTAAGTCTGACGGAACTAAGCTATTTTTATCTGGGACTGATAACGATAGTGTTTATCTCTACAATCTATCTACCGCTTGGGATATTTCTACAGCTAGTTACGATACGAGTTTTAGTGTAACAAGTCAGGATACTTTGCCAACTGGTATATACATAAAACCTGATGGTACTAAAATGTATGTTACTGGTTATGCTTCTGATGCAATCTACCAATACTCCACAGTCCTCAACACAGCATCCCTGAACCTATCCACTGGTTCAGTCTTTGACCTAACCCCAACGTCTGACGTACAGGTAACCCTAAGCAACCCTGCTGATAGTGGTACTGTTAGTCAGGCTACGTTGTTGTTGACTGGCGGTGCGGTAAATACTTATGATGTAGCGGGTGCAACATATGACAGTAAATCTTTTGACTTTAGTGATTACGAACCAACTCTCTTATATGGTGGATTCTTTAAACCAGACGGAACTAAGTTCTTTATTATAGGTACTGGTACGGATAAAGTACAAGCATTTAATCTATCCACAGCTTGGGACATATCTACCGTTTCTGCAGCATCAGAAGAATTTAGTCCCACACAAGCTGGCACTGAACCTATCTCACTTAGCTTCAAGTCAGACGGTACTAAAATGTATGTTTCTAGTTATGGTGGGCTAACTGTTTATCAATACTCACTGTCAACTGCATGGGACGTAAGTACTGCGACATATGACTCTAAATCATTTAGTTATTCATCACAAACGAATGCAGCTTATCATTTTGAGTTAAGTTTAGATGGAACAAAATTATACGTAAACACTTTTGGTAGCTCTTCACCTGGGCCTGGTTTTATTTTTCAATACACACTATCTACAGCTTGGGATATTTCTACTGCATCCTATGGTAGTGTTTCTTTAGACCTTGATGCGTCCCCTGCACCTGCTCTTGCAGCACAATGTTTTTCTTTTACATTTAGTGATGATGGAACTAAGTTGTTTAACATGGCAGAAAGTTCTGGTGATGCTAAAGTATTTCAATATGATTTAACTTCAGCTTGGGACATTTCTACAGCTACTTATGCAGGTGATGCTTATTCTTATGATATTACAGATGGTGATCAAAACGATCCTACTGTATTTAGACTTGGAGATAGTGGTGAAAAAATGTACTATGGTGGCACAAGTGATCAAACAATCTATCAGTTTACTATAGCATCGGCTGGAACAATCACCTACGATTCCACCCTAGAGTGGCCTTCTGGAACAGCACCTACGTCCCCTGCTTATGGTGAAACAGATGTACTAACATTCACTACATCAGACGGTGGTACAACCTACCAAGCAGTACAAGCAATAGATGGAGCATCATAATGGCTAACGATAAAGACTTCATCCTAAAGAACGCAGTAGAAGTAGGTGGCCCTACGAATGTAACACTAGGGACAATCACTAGCAGTGACATTGATCTTAGCACAGGCAATTACTTCAGTGACACACTAGCAGCTAACACAACGTACACCATCAGTAATGCAGGTGATGTGCAAACGTTTCAGCTAGAGGTGACTGGTGCAAATGCTGCTGATTTTTCAACTACTACATATGATAGTGTTAGCTTTAGTGCATCAAGCCAAGACGCAACCTGTACGGGATTGTTCTTTAAGCCAGATGGAACGACTATGTATGTTGTTGGCGGTGTTAATAACTCTATCTTTCAGTACACATTAAGTACAGCTTGGGACTTATCTACGGCTAGTTACGCTTCAAAAAGTTTTAATGTCACAAGTCAAGATGCAGAACCTAACCAAGTTTGGTTTAAGTCAGATGGTTCTAAGATGTATATGATAGGATATGATAGTGATAATGTATGGCAATATAGTTTATCTACGGCTTGGGATGTTTCTACTGCTTCTTACGACAGTGTTAGCTTTAGCGTAGGTTCTCAAGAAACATTACCAAAAGGGTTGTGTTTTAACTCTAGTGGAACCAAGTTGTATATTACAGGTACTGCAACTGATAAGATATACCAGTATACACTAAGCACTGCTTGGGATTTATCTACAGCTTCGTATGACAGTAAAAATCTTTCTGTTGCTTTAAATCCATCAGGGGTGTTTATTAATAGTGACGGAACAAAAATATATTCTGTAGATCAAACTAATGACGATGTAAATGAGTACACTTTATCTACTCCTTTTGATATTTCTACAGGGGGGTCTTCTACGGCAACCATTAGTGTGAATGGACAAGATACTTCTGCTCAAGACTTATTCTTTTCTTCTGATTTTACCAAGATGTATATGATTGGAAACAGCACGGATAGTGTGTATCAATACTCTGTAGGTCAGACTACATACACTATCACATGGCCTAGCTCAATAGAATGGGGTGGTGGTGTATCTCCCTCTGCCCCTGCTGATGGGGAGACTGATGTGTTTACTATTACCACAGACGATGGTGGTACGACTTATACAGGTGTAAAAACCGCTGATAACTTAAGCTAATCTGGAAGGTGAAGGAATGGCTAACGATAAAAGTTTTAAAGTAAAGAATGGATTACTGGCTGGTAGGTACTTGCAGAGTGCGGGTACTGGGACTTCTGGGAGTGAAGGGTATAACATAGCTGGTGCTAGTTATGACAGCAAGA